ATACTGTTCCTCCAATGAAAGATATTATTGTTGAAAATATAAACACACCCAGTGAAACACAGTTTATAAGTGAGTTTGTTCCATCAAATACAGAACTATCTTATGACCCCACACCAGGTAACTTGATCAATAATTATAAAAACTATATTCTTAAAAACTACTTGGAATCTAAACTTACAGTTATTTCTGATACTCTTGATCTTCCAATAGAAGAAATAGGAAATATTGTTAGAAACATTAATAACATAATATTTGGTGATTTCAAAAACAGTATTTTGAGCGATGAAAATGGAAACATTTCAAATGGATTTGTTCACGGTGGCTCAGACCAGAAACTCATAACAGTTGACGATTTAACTTATGTAGATCCTCTCCCTGGTGCGACAGACTATACATATGACGAAGACGAAGCCGTCTTGGGAAGAAGTTTAACGAACAACCCAAGAGTCAAATTCTTAGATCCCTTAAAGCACGGAGGAACCTACGAGACACCAAACATTTATATAGAGCCTGACTTACCCCGTGGGTGGCTTGCTTTTAGTAAAATATTGGTCCCAAATATTGATGGCTGTAATCCAAGGGCTACTAATTTTCTTCAATTAGAACAATTGGAAAATGAAATGGTTACAAAAGAAGATAAGATAAAGCCAAGTGAAAAGTTATCACAATCTCCTGAATGTGTTGATGAAATACCTTTTGAAAAAATAGCCTCACCAGCAACTCTCGCTGTATTGGAACAATCAATCACTGCAACAATAAGAGTGTATTTAACACATTTTATTATTAATTCTTTTGGGATTCATGGCAATTTGGCTTTAAATGATAACAATTATGAAGAATTAATTTATGAATACATAGTTTCTAAAATGGAGCAAGGTTTATCAAATGAAAGAAGTTTCTTTGCTTCAACTTATGAAGGTTACACATACTGGCTATTATTTTTAGAACAATGTGCTCAAGTTTATAATAGAAAAATAAAACTTGGAGAAATGACTGTTGATGCGGAAACAGAAGTAGCAATGGAAACAATAAATAATGCTCAGATAGCATATGTGAAGCCCTCAAGAGATACCGGTGCTTTATTTGATAATGCTTTTAAAATACAGATTTCTCCTCCCCCTCAAAATGTATCAGAGTTTTTAAATGCTGCTAGAAATGACTTTGACGATGTATATGCATACCCAGCAGTTGGCGGCTATTTAATCTCTAGAAACACAAAAGACTGGAATAAAACTCTTAAAACTGGCTTTTTTCAAACAATTGCCGATGACTTTGGAGGCGATCAAGGCAAAGTAACAATAATGTTTGGCGGTGGATTTAGATTTTGGACCCAAGCACAAATGAATTTTTCTGCAAAAATAGCAACAATAGCAGAGAACGAAGAGTCTTGTAAAGTGTTTTTGAAGAGACTAATCAGAGAACAGGTTCAGTTTTACTCTACAAAATTGGCTTCCGAATTAAACCCAAGACCTTTGATTTATGACATTAATAAATTCTTTATCGGAGGATCTAAGGTACTTTATGGAAACAATATTAGAGCCGGTATATACGATGTTGAGGTTCCCATTGGTGGGGCTTCTGGTGTAGATCAAGCCACACAATCTTCAACAGAATATTATGGAACCATAAATCATTGTGCCTTAGACGATGGAGCCAACCGACTTCTTGAGAATTCTTTATCCTCTCAAGAAAAACAAAACATCAAACAATCGGGTGGACTTTATTTGGAAAAATATTTAAGGGCTGTTCCAAAAATACCAGAATCCACAAACGCATTGGGCTTAACAGTTGCACAAACACCGGGACAAATTGCTGAAGCAACCGCTGTTTCAAGACCAGATAATCTTCCTTCTGGGATCCAAAATATACAAGAATTTATTGATTTCCTAAATACACAGGAAATACCGGACGATGTTAATATTTCTGATTGGTTCGGCGATGCTAAAATCTCTTCTGAAGTCGAAGAGGGATATACTGGATCAATTGGAATCAAGTTTGGAGTCAGGCTTATTTATATAGCCCCAGAAGAATTCACAAATAGTATTAATTTATTAGAAAGATCAGATTTATCAGAAATAATAGAGAAATCAAAACAAGAAAAAACTTTTGTTATCAATATGCCAAGTGTTGGTCCGTGTTTACATCTTCCCCTTGCAACATATGAAAAGGACATTATTGATGTAAAATTATCTTCGTTAAAAACAGCAACAGAAGATTTCAATCAAGATCTAAAATGTTTTATCGATGGACTCGCACAATCTGAAGAGTATAATTTAATTCTTAACAAGATATTGAATGTTAAAAAAATAGGATCAGCCCTTGCTTGTTATTCTGATTTGAACTTCGTTCCATCGATTGGCTTAGGGCAAGGAGAACGAAGAGAACCAGATATATCTGCATTTGCTGATTTGTTTGGAGGCGATATTGATTTGCCAGACGCAGACGATCGTTCGGACTTTTTCAATGATTCAAGAAGCGAGTGTAGAAAGATTTTTGTATCAAATTATAAAAGAAATGATTTTGACCCTCCAAACGAAGAAGAAGAAATTGATGAATTATCGTTAGTAGCACAAAAAGCCCTTGCAAAGTCATATGCCGCTACAGCATTCACCGAGGAAGTATCTTGGTTGACCAGAAGAAGAATAAAACCAAATAAACCAACAGATAAAGAAGGCAAAGAGTGTCAAAATCAGTTCGGTGGATTATTTAATATAAAAAGATAGAGGATAAATAAATGCCAAAAGAAACACCAGGTGTAGGATTTCCATTAGAAATAACTTCCGACAATGCTGGATATAGACTATCTGAACTCGAAGAGACAGTTAGATTTAATATAAAAAATATTATCTTAACGAGCCCTGGTGAAAGAATAATGATACCTGATTTTGGTGTTGGAATAAAAACATTATTATTTGAGATGAGTTCTTTTGAACTATTGGAATCAGCAAGAAATAAAATTGTTGAACAAATTAATATTTATGCTTCTTATATAACCATATTAGAACTAACAATTACACCAATAGATGACACAAGCATCAACATTAGAATGAAATATGAGATTGATTTTGCACAAATTGTGGATTCTATTGATATAGATATAACAAATATTTAACTAGAAATCTATTTATTGTGAATTACGGAGTTCCACATTAATGCCGAAAAGTAAAAATATCAATATAAACTATACAAGTAGAGAATTTGCCTCGATAAAACAAGATTTGGTAGACTATGCTAAAAGGTATTATCCTGAGTCTTATAAGGATTTTACTAATGCTTCTTTTGGTTCAATGATATTAGATAGTGTTGCATATGTTGGTGATGTTTTATCTTATTATGTAGATTACAGTGTAAATGAAAGTTTTTTAGACACGGCTATAGAATTTGATAATGTTAGAAAACATGCCCGTGCTCTAGGTTATAACTACACTGGAACACCTTCTTCTTATGGTGTAATAACAACATTTATATTATGTCCCGCCAATTCAGAAGGAACTGCTCCTGATTTATCTTATTTACCAACTTTAAAGAGAGGGTCAACATTTTCTACTGCAAATGGTGTAAATTTTTTATTAACTGAAGATATAAATTTCAATGATTCTAAGAATGAGTTTGTAGCAGCCAGGTTTAATGAAACAACAGGTGCTACTACTTTTTTCGCTGTGAAAGCAAATGGAATGATACAATCTGGCATTCTTGCTTCAACAGATGTTGTAATTGATTCTGTATTTGAGAGATTTAAAAGAATTAAGATCGGAGGAACAACGATTAGCGAAATTCAAAGTGTTTTTGATTCTGAAGGAAACCAATATTATGAAGTTGATAATTTGGCTCAAGAAGTAATTTTTGTGGAGACCACAAATAAAAATGCATCAGCAGATGGAGTTCGATCAATTTTAAAGCCATTTGTTGCTACAAGAAGATTTGTAACACAAAGAGACGACACTGGAACCTATATCCAATTTGGATTTGGATCGGAAGAAGAAGACTCAACTGGCTTGACTGATCCTTCTAAAATCGCTTTAAACCTTCATGGTAAAAGAACCATTTCTCAAAATTCTTTTGATCCTGCAAAACTTATATCTACAAACAAATTAGGCATCTCGCCTTCAAATACAACATTAACTATAACCTATAGATCAAATGATTCGGTTGGAAGTAGTGTTGGTTCTAATTCTGTTACCAACATTAGCGAAAGTGAATTACTCTTCGATGCAGAATTAGTTCTCGATTCTTCTCAAAAACAAATTGTAACGAATTCATTAGAAATAACAAATGAAGAGCCAATTACTTCTGTGAACTCTGCTATAACATTGGAAGAGTTAAAGACAAGAGCAATAGCCTCATATGCTTCTCAAAATCGTGCTGTCTCGAAACAAGATTATGAATCGCTGGTTTATAATATGCCTGCTAAATTTGGTGCGATTAAAAGAGCAAATATTGTTAATGATCCTTCCTCGACAAATCGTAGATTATCTTTGTATGTGGTCTCTGAGGATTCTCAAGGAAAGCTCGCCACCACAAGCAGTGTTACAAAAAACAATTTAAAGAATTGGCTTACTTCATATAAAATGTTAAATGATGTTGTCGATATTTTGGAAGCAAAAGTAATAAACTTCTCAGTTGATTTTGTAGCACAAATCGATAAAAGATTTGATTCTGACTCGGTTCTTTCTGGATGTATACAAGAATTAAAGGATTACTTTTTAGAAGTAGCATATGTTGGAGAGCCAATTTATATAACAACGATCTATCAAAGACTGAATGATGTTGATGGTGTAGTTGATGTAAAAGATGTTATATTAGAAAACCTAACTGGCGGAAATTATTCTTCATCGGTTTTAAATTTCCGTGATGCATTATCTCGCGATGGAACTTTTATAAAAATGCCGCAAAATGCTATTGCTGAATTAAAATACCCCGACTTAGATATTAAAGGAACTGTTAAATAATGGCTATTAAAAGATACACAGCGAATGCAGACAACTCTATAACAAATGCATTTGAATCAAATTTGCAAACCAGAGGAACCGGATCAAATGCTGGTGCTGCTGATGTTTTAGAGACATTTTCGATTTATGGTCAAGAATCTTCTGGTTCTTCTGAGTTATCCAGAATTTTAGTCCAATTTCCAGTTTCAGATATTTCCTCTGATAGAACAGCAGGAACCATCCCGGCTTCTGGTAGTGTGAATTTCTTCTTAAATTTATATAATGCTCCACACTCCACGACCTTACCAAGAGACTTTAAATTAACTGTTAATGCTATCAATGGAGTCTGGGAAGAGGGCTATGGTTTAGATTTGGACAATTATACAGATTTAACTTATGACAAAATAGGGTCAAATTGGATAAGAAAAGCAGGTAGCACCTCTTGGACTACCGCTGGCGGAGATATTTATACAGATTCTAGTTCTTCTTTTGAACAATCGTTTCCTGTCGGAACAGAAGACTTGTCTATTGATATTACAACACTTGTAGAACAATGGATTAATAGTGGTGGTAACGTTCTTGGTTCAAAAGATAATAATGGAGTTTTAGTAAAACTATCAGCTTCTTATGAAGCAACAAGCTCAACAAACCTTGAAGGAGCGGTTGTATCCTATTACACTAAGCAATTCTTCGCAAGAGGTAGTGAATTCTTTTTTAAAAAGCCAACTCTTGAAGCAAGGTGGGATTCTACGTTAAAAGATCAGAGAGGAACTTTCTTTTTTAGCTCCTCTCTTGCACCTGCTGTTGATAATTTAAATACAATTTTCTTGTACAACTATATTAGAGGAAGATTAAGAGATATACCAAGTATAGGAACAGATAGTATCTATGTTAGTGTTTTTTCTGGTTCGTTAGACAATACAGCACCATTGGGATCTGCATTGAGTATGTCACCAGATGGAACACATGTTAGTAGTGACAACCTACTTGTTGCAACAGGGAGTCATGTTTCAACTGGAATATATAAATGCTCTTTTGCTTTCACCGGTTCAACAACATTAGAAAAAATTTATGATGTTTGGTTTAGTGGGTCCGTTGGTATCTCTGATGCTACTGCCGCCACAATTCAATTCCACACGGGAACAATAGAACCAAACACCATAGAAGCTTCAAATATAAATCCAAATGGAAAATATGTTGTTTCAATGCCTTATCTTAAAGAGTCCTATTCCAATACGGAAACAGAAAGATTTAGGTTATATGTGAGAGACAAAAATTGGTCACCAAATATTTATACAAAAGCACAAGCAAATGTCCCAACCTTAATTATTGAAAGTGCTTCTTATCAAGTGACTAGAACAATTGATCAAAAAATTGTTATCCCATATGGCACTGGCTCAAGCGATAACAATTACTCTATGTTATCTTATGATGTTTCTGGTAATTATTTTGATCTTGATTTGTCTATGCTCGAAGAAGGTTACACTTATGCATTTCAGTATAGTTTTTACGAAGATTCGGTCTCCTCCTACAGAGAGCAGCCATATTTGTTCAAGTTCAGAGTAGAAAAAGATGAGTATTAAAGACCTTTTTAACAAATCAGCAACTTTTCAAAATGCAACAACCGGCAGTTCTGCTGTTGAATCATTTGATTTTATTAACACAAAAATTGTTCAAAATGAAACCTTTCAACCAAGTGTTGATTTTGCAACGGCTTCCAACTTTGCTAAATACGGTTCTGCTTATGAATACTATACTCAAACAATAGAAAGGATTTACGGAGATTATCCGTATGATGGGTCCGAGAAAGAAAAAATATTGTTTGAATTGTCCTCGTCATATCTCGACAAATGGGTGTTTGATAATAAATATCCAAAAACAACCGGGTATGCAATATTTTCATACGATACCTGGGGAACTGCTGCTTCTATAACACAAGGGTTTGGTTTACCAAACTCCTCCGCAGATTACGAATATATTTATTCTCGCGGTGGAATGCATACCGCTTCTGCTGGGATGGAAGGTAAACCATTACGAGAAACATTTGATAAATCAGTTGTTTATGATTCTACAAAAAATAGAACAATCACTTATGATATTAACGGCTCCGAAGGAGTCACAGTTGAATTCTGGCTTAAAAAAGATGCCTTTGATATTTCAAAAACAGAAAAAGAAGTTATTGTTGACCTTTGGAATGGAGAACTTTCTTCATCGGTTGATTATGGTCGCCTTACTCTTATACTCACAAGTTCTGCAACTGCTGGGGCAAATCCATTTAGAATTACCCTACAATCGGGCTCTACGGGGGTATATGAAGGTACTGTTGGTTCAACAAATATCACTACCGGATCTCTTGCAAACTGGTCACATTATGCTCTAAGCCTTGTTTCTGCCTCTTCTGGGATCACTTCTCGGCTGTATCAAAATGGTAATTTAGACGACGAAAGGACATTGGGAACAGCAGGTTTCGGTGACTTCTCAGGATTGGTTAATGGGTACATTGGAGCCTTGCAAGCTTCTCCTTCCTCCAGTGTCGGTGCTCTCACAATAAATCAATTAAAGTTTGCTGGTAAACTTTCTGCTTCTCTTGATGATTTCCGCTTTTGGAAAACTCGGAGAACTTCAGAAGAAATTCACAACAATTGGTATCGCGGCATCGGTGGAGGAACTAACACAGACGATGCAAATGTAAAGCTCGGTGTTTATTATAAATTTAATGAAGGTGTTGTTGGAACAGCAGCAACAGATTCTATTGTATTAGATTATTCTGGTCGAATTGCAAATGGCTCTTGGACTGGCTATTCTTCTGGTGCTCGTTCAACCGATTCAGCATTTACTGAATCAGGTCTCGTTTCCTCTGAGGTTGCTGATCCTATTATCTATAGCACACACCCTAATGTGATTAGTATTCTTTCTGAAATGCAGACTTCTGGTTCTGATTGGGACCAAGAAAACGGAAGTATGATTTTTAATAGTGTTCCAAGTTGGATTCGAGAGGAAGACGAAGCGAGTAATAATAATGTTAAATATTTGTTTCAAATTATATCAAACTATTTCGACACGTTACACGCACAAATTACAGAGATACCAAAGTTAAAAGAAAAGAAATATATTGAATCCGATAAAAAGCCACTCCCATTCGCAGATAGGCTGCTTACAGAGAGAGGAATAACTGTTAATAATCTTTTTGTAGATTCTAAAATTTTGGAAAGATTTGGTGATAGAGATTCTAATCAAGTTATTTATGAGAAAGATATATCAGAAGTTAAAAATCTCATTTATACTAACATTTACAACAACTTAGAACACATTTATAAATCCAAGGGAACTGAAAAATCAGTAAGAAACCTTCTTCGTAGTTTTGGTGTTGACGACGAGCTTATAAAGTTAAATATTTATACCGATGGCGGTACACACTATTTTAATGACAAAACAAAAAGATCTTCTCTTAATACAAAATACATAAATTTCAATGATACCGATTATTTCTCATCAACTATATATCAAACTTCTTCGATAAGTAGCACGAACACTTTTGTGTCTGGTTCTGGTACTGAAAAATTAGAAAGATATTCTGCGTTCACAGCAGAAGCGGACATCATTGTTCCTTTCAAGATACCAGAGCACAAAAGTGGATATTTTCAAACAGCATTTCTATCTTCATCGGTCTTTGGTTTTCACGAAGCAATTCCCACTGATGTTGATGACTATACTTGGGCTACAAGTGAAATAGCCAACTTGCAAGTTTATTTGGTTCGAGAAGAGAAAGAATCCAAGAATGCTAGGTTTCTTATAAAAAATCAAGCCGGAACCATAGAATTAACTTCTAGCATAATATCTGAGATATATGATAACCAAAGATGGAACCTCGCAGTCAGCGTAAGACCGGACAAATATGAGTTGATTGGAAATGTAGTGTCTACGGCAAACCCAACCTATACAATGGAGTTTTATGGTGTATCTCACAATTTTGATGATGTGAGTTCTGAATTTTTATTGACTGCTAGTTTAGACTATGCTAATGGCTCTAGTTTTCTTTCTAATACAAAAAGGTTTTATGTTGGTGCGCATACAACAAACTTTACTGGTGCGGTAGATCAAAGATCAGATATACAGGTCGGTGCCTTTAGATTATACGAAGATTATTTAAACAGTTCAATAATAAAGCAACACAACCTTGATCCTTCAAATTATGGATTAAGAGATGACGTTAGACCACCTACTGCTTTTGCATACCAATTAACCGCATCTGTTCCAAGTGCTGATTTGTTAGCAATAAATTGGAATTTCGATACAGTCACTGGTTCTAATTCTAGTGGTGATTTTATAGTAGATGATTTTTCGAGTGGATCAACTGATACAATTTATGGATGGATAGACAATATTATTCGTCGCGAACATAGAGGACGAGGTGCTAATTTTGGAACAAGCAAAGCCTCTTTTGTTTCCAATGAGCTTATTTTCTCTCAAAAGAAAGAACTACCAGAAATTTCTGTTATATCGGATAATGTAAATGTAAAGGGTGATAAAGAAATATTTTTTGTAAAAGATGAAGATGTATCGGACAATTTTTATGCTCTTGAGAAAAGCATGTATCAATCAATTTCTGAAGAGATGTTAAATATATTCTCGTCTATAGCAGAGTTTAGCAACCTTGTTGGAAAACCAGTAGATAAATATCGAATGGAATATAAAGACTTAAATATCTTGAGAAGATTATTTTTTGAAAGAGTAAGTGATACACCTGATCTTGACCGTTACATGGAATACTTCAAATGGATTGATACTTCAATCTCTCGAATTGTAGAGGACCTATTTCCTGTAAGTGCTCGTTTCTCCGGTGGTGTGACAAATGTTATTGATAGTCACATTTTGGAAAGAAACAAGTATCAAAATAAGTTCCCAATCACAACAAGATATGCCTCAACCGAAGGTTCAGCCAAAGGAAGATCAGAGTTAGATTATAATTGGAAAACAGGCCATGCACCAATTCCCGAAGATGACGATAAAAATTGCCTCTGGCAAAAGGAAAGAAAAGAAAGATCGGACATTTCTGACAGAGAGACGTTAAGAAAATCAATAAATTTACACAGCGATACTCCACTCCCTAATTTTTCACAAACAGACGGAACAAATTATAAAGGTTCAGCTTATGTTTTTAGAACACTGTCTAAGCCATATAAATTAGAAAATGTCTTAAGACCAGTGGTTCACGGCGGCATCAACTATCCTCCAAATAAAGATAGAAATATTATCCACAACCTTGTTGATAGAGCAGGTGAAGTCGCCCCCTCTGGTGTACCATTAAACACATTTTTAGTGGGTTCGGGAACTGGAAAAGGAGTTATAGAAGAACAGCAGTGTGATGATTCTTTAGCTCCAAATTTAAAGAAAAGAATCAAGGTTGAAGGTTTCGCCGGTAAATACACAGAAGACCCTGTTCAACCAGCAGGACCTGTTAATGATGCTGTTTCATATTACTTCACATTTGGATCAGAGAAGATACCTGTCAATATCATATCAGGCTCGGTAAACTCAGGATACAATGCATATGTTGCGGAGCACTTTCACAGCGAATCGGTTATAACAAATATTCATTCCGACACGACAGATTATACAAATGAAATTCCAATGCAAGGTTCATTTACTCAAAATTGGGTCGGTGGTCATCAACATCGTCACGTTGATTTAAATTATTATGATGCGCTTAGAATCTCTGATGAAACTGGATTAGCACCGCCAAATGGTCTCCATGATGAATATACACGCGAAGAAGCATGGCAAATATTATTCAGTGAATATACTGGATCTGACGGTGCTTTTGGGTTTGTTGGTGCCGATTATGGTAGTC